AGCCTCTCTAACCGGTATATATATCGAGCCCGAGACAGGTGTACCGACATAAGCGGAGCCAATGCTCGTCCAGTTGTGAGTATCTGCGAAGCGGTCGCTCATCACTCGAGACTGTCCCGCGTTGAGTGAGTACTTCACAGCGATGCTTCCCGTGTTGGTGTTCGGACTGTATCCGTCCCTCATCTGGAAGTATCCGTTGTTGACGAGTATGGCGTCCGTATTGATGGCGCCCGCGACATTCGGAGTCAGCACTCCACTGACCAGCCAGTACTCCGTGAACGTGATCGTGTACTCCTCGAAGCCACTCCCCGCTGGTTCGTCTTGGAAGCCTGTGCGTGAGTGAAGGTCCGGGTCGTCCTCGTAGTTGCGAAGGTTGACCAGACTGCCGAGGTCATAGAGGATCTGATTTGTCGGATCGAGGCTGAGCATGAAGGTGAAGGTCTCGTCTGTGGATACCTTGTAGACTGCAGCCTGTACACGGAAGCCCGGCTGCGCAGTCGAGGTGCTCGTCATCGCGTAGATCAGCCGCTGACCTCGCGGGCTCCATGGTCTCGGTGAGTCGATCAGTGTGAGTGCCATCTTTATCGTTTCTTTTTGCGTTGTTCAAGTACTTCGTCAATAATTGCCACCAGTGTCTCGGTGAACTCTGGACCGCGCTTGTCGAGCTCGGTCTCGAGAGCCTCCTCGAAGTAGTGGATGCCCTGTATACCTTTGCGGCTGATGCTCTTCGCCATACGTGCCGCCATGCTGCGAAGTAGATCCTCCTGCGTGAGCTCCTTCCCTCTTCTCTTGGACTCCTTCGCCGCGTTGGTGAACTGCGAGCGCTTCATCCGGTTCGGGTCATCCACGTTGCGCGGCTTGATTCCCTTCTCCTTGATCCACTTGTATATCGGAGTCACCGGTATCGGATTGCCTCTGAATGAGAACGGGCTGTTCCGATTCTGTTCGGTACCGTTGACACCTTGCTCCACGAACTCCGCGTATGATGCACCAGCTCCACGAGATAAAAAGCCGATGGTCGTCGTCTTCCCGCGTCTCTTCACGTCATACGTGAGCGACTTCTCGAGCGTTCCACTCGCGGTGGTTCTGCGGCTCTTCCCGTTGATCCGTCGAATGATCCGGATATTTGACACCGCACTCGCGACCACTCCCTTCCCGAAGTCATCGAGCAGGTCGTAGAGCTTGCCATATTCGACTGGTCTCGCCATGTTATAAGACCTCCTGATATTCGAGCACGCTGCCTGCTCTGACCGTGAAAAGTCCCGCCGTTGCGCATCGGAAGCGGATGGTCCATGTCCCGGAAGCAGTGACGCGGAAGATGCCGTCGGCTGTGCAGAGGCCATTGCCTGAGGCGGCTCCGTTGGTTCCTGTGTCGTATGTCGCCTGATTGCTGACCACGTTCGATGTGGCAGCAAGAGCAAGCGTGAATCTCGCGTTGTTTAGTGGCGCAGTCGGTCCGTTGCTTGAAAAAATAACGGCAGCAAGTGAGGCAAATGAAATCGTCGCGCGCCACTTGTACGTTTTGCCCGCAGTCACTGCGAACGAGAGCCCAGTGACATCCTCGAAGGTAGTGCCGACGTTGACCACGTTCGAAGCGAGGACGACTGAGATATCTGAGCCGACGGATAGATCCGTCTTGAGCTGCGCAAGGGTTAAGGCCGAGACCGTGTTGTCTGCGTTGATCCTCAAGTACCGCACCGCGCTCGGGTCCGGTAGTGTCGCGAGATTCGTGCCGACGGTAGTGAGTCCGATGCTGTTCTGCTTGCCGTTGAATGTCGACCAGTCAGCACTTGACAAGGCGCCACGATTTGCAGCGCTCGCCGTTGGCAGGTTGAAGGTGTGCGTCGATCCTGCGCTTGAGATTGCGAAGTCTGTCCCGCTTGTACCGGTGGCGAAGTTCTGCGTGCTCTCGGTGAGACCGTTCAGCGAGCTGATGCCGATGGCGAAGGTACTGTGCACCTCACCGACGCGACTGTCCTCCGTGTATAGCGTGACCGTCTTCCCGTTGGTGTTCTGGATGTCGAACTCGATGTAGATGCGATCAGTGGCAGCTGTGACCGTATTCGGGACCGATATGCCGAACGTATAAAGGTCGACGACGTTGCCGTTCGTGATCTGCTCCACAGGTGAGGTCGCGATCAGTGTGAAGGTGGCGCCGTCGTACTTGTACAGCTTCGCCAGTATCTCCGCGTTATTCGATCCGCCTCCTGTCTCGTTCAAGTATACGTCAATCGTCCAGACTCCCGAGGGTATAATTAAGTGATTCGGGGAGCCGACGTCCGTGATGAAGCGAGCGAGGACGCCAGTGGTCGCGCGTGTGAAGTTCGCCGCTGCTCCGGTGCCTGCCGCTGTTCCGAGCTCGTAGTATGTGTTGCCCGCGATGGTGCCCTGCGATGTGTTGCCGTTGAAGTAGAAGATCTGACCGCCACCTCCTCCCGTGCTCGGGAAGTTCGCCAGCGATCCATCTCCTCGGACGTACTGGTCCGTCGTGCCTGCGCCTGTGACTGCGAGCGTCCCGGCTGTGGTGACTGGTGAGCCCGCGACACTGAACGCGCTCGGCATGGTAAGACCGACGCTCGTCACTGTTCCAGATCCTGCCGTTGTGAACTCGACCTCGCCGCTGCCTGCATTCATGAGGGTGAGCACCTGTCCGACGGTAGCCGCCGCGTCGTTGACGTTCGGCGTGATCAGCTTCACCGCTGTCGGTGCGATGGATATCGATGTCACGTCTGTCCCGCTGGTCGACTGGATTATGGCGTTGCCTATATTAACTGCGACATTACTCTGCACCGCTCCACTGTTCTCCTCCATTATTACACCGCCCGTGTTGATTCCTATCTCAGCTGTGTTGTTGACGTTGAGGCTGAGCTTCGACGTGCCGTTGACGGTGAAGTTCGAGGTGCCGTCAATAGTTAGCCCGAATGTGTTGCAGTCGATGACATTGTCCACAGTGAGCACCGGATCCGTCGTGATGACATCCTGCAGACCTTGAGCGCTTGGTATCGTCGGAAGGTTGTCGAGATCGTTGTAGTCATTCGAGAAGGCGACCGCTCCGAGGCTTGAGATGTCAGCCTTGAGGTTGAGAGCGTTCTGCAGGTCGGTCTGATTCGAGAGTGTTCCAGTGATTGCGCCCCACGCTACCGAACCACCGCCTCCTCCGCTTGAGTTGATCCGAACACGACCGTCTCCGAGGTCTTCGATTGTGACGTTCGTCCCGTTGACAAGGTCGAGGACGTTCTGGTTCACGTTGTTGACGTTGTTCACTCGTAGCACCAGCGACACCGCAGGCGATGGCGGCTGTCCGGATCCACTGCCGCCGATGCTCCAGTCCGCAGGTATCGCACAGGCGTCGTAGTTGTTCGGCACGCTGATCGTCAACGCGAGAGTGGCACCGCTGAGCGTGTGCGTATATTCTTGAATGAACGGCGTGATCGTGCTCCCTTGCTCAAGCTCGACATCTGGACCGAAGACGACGAGACCGTTCGCGATCTCCGCGAGAAGATCCTCCGCCAGACGGATGCAGTCGCTGATGTTCTCCTTCTGGTAGTCGGTGTTCGTCTCCTTGTCTCGAGGTATGTCGGCAAAGATGACGTCGAACGAAAAGACGCGCGCACCGGGGTCAGCTTGTAAGCTCACCGGGACGACGTGCATCCATGGAAATTCCTGCTCCTTCTCGAGGTCGGTGACGTCGATCTGGCCATGTGAGAAGCGACGGATCAGATAATGGCCTTCGGCGAAGATCTTGAACCGTTCGATTATGACGTTGTAGCTGATCTGATTAAACATGTCTGCGCTGTATTCGTTTTAAGTGTCGGAGCTTCTCCGCGTTGTAGTCCCTCATGTAGCTGAGGTGTGTGTATATCTCGAAGATGTTCCGGTCGAGCACTGCGTCGAACTTCGTCACGTCATTCGAGCTCAGGATCTCGAGGATGTGGAGCCATCCGTAGCGATCCAAGCCGTCCGGAGTCAGGTCGATCTCGTCTCCGTCTTCATCGCTTCCATCAGCTGTTCCTCGAGCGTATCGGTCACGCAGTCGCGAGCGATAGTCGAAAAAAAAACCAGCGCCCCTTGCACCTGACTCATCCGCATCGACTTGAGCGTCTCGACGTATCGCTTCGCCGACTCCATGCTGTACTTCTCGATGTCGTAAAACTGTCCGAGCTGAGCCGTCACAGGACGGAAGAGGACCGCCATCAGTTGTGGCATGTGCGTCCAGTTCACTCGCTCACCCTTCCAGATCTCCTGCGCCCATGCTTCCGCGTCCACGTGCTCCCTCATCGTCAAGAGATCCATGTCTGGAATGAAGCCGAACAGACGACCGTCGAGTCGGAAGGTCGACTGGTGTATCGGTGTGCATTCGGACACGCTTCTCTCGATCAGCTCGAGCGTC